CCCGAATGGTGGATTGGACATCACTATAATTATGGTAAGGTCATCCAGAATTTTGATAGAAATAAAAAGAAACCACGCATCCTCTATTCAGGATCGGGAGCGCACTTTGATGTGAAGAATGTCACGGGACAGCAGGATGATTTCTCCCATGTGTTAAAGTTTATCATTGATAATCGCCACAAGTATCAGTTCATTTTCATTGGTGCTTATCCTCCTCCCCTGCATCCATATATTGAAAGTAAGGAAATCGAATTCCATCCTTGGCAATCTCTGATGGATTACCCCAAATTCATTGCTTCTTTGAATCCCCAATTACTTCTTGCGCCCTTGAAGGATATCCCATTCAACAGGTCAAAATCAGATATCAAATACATTGAGGGAGCTTGCTTGGGTATTCCCTGCATGGTTCAGGATATGGTGACATATCAGGATGCTCCTGATTTCCTAAAATTCACGGATTCTCTCGATTTGGAACAGAAAGTGGAGGCAATTCTGAATTGGAAGAACCGTTCCAAGTATTACAAGTTGGTTCCAGAGCTTAGAAAGCTTGGAGAAAGCAGATTCCTTGAAAGACCGGAGAATATCGGGGCATTTCTTGAGAGTCTAAATACGAATCATGGCGATCCGTCCCGTAGATTTATGAAATATTGGAACGAATAATTGACAATGTAATATGATGGTGTAAGTTATTCTTGAGATTGTTCAAGTTGAACATTTCAAATAATAAAAACAACATCAGCATATGTATAGAAATTGCACATACAACAACAAAAGTCGAAAAATTGTCTTAGCAACGTGGGACAGTAATGGTGAACGGATAACGGAAGAACACGATTTCAAACCCTATCTTCTTTTAGAAGATAAGAAGGGAACGGAGAAGTCCATCTATGGGACATCTCTCACGAAACGCGAATTTGCCAGTGGATATGATCGGAATAATTTCGTCAAGGATGCTAACATTAAGAGGGTTTATGAAAACCTTCCACCATACCAACAATTTCTGATTGATAATTATTGGTCGGTATGTGAGGATGATGATTTTTCGAAATATCCTTTGAAGATCGCTTTTTTGGATATCGAGTGTCCATCTTCCGATAAATTTCCTGAACCGGAATTGGCAGAAGCGGTGATTAATCTGATTACAATTTATAATTCCGAGTCCAAGATGTATCATGTCTTTGGGTTGAAGAATTTTCACACCATGAGAGATGATGTGAAGTATTGCTGGTGTAAATCGGAAGAAGAATTACTCAAAACATTCATCAAATTCTTCCAGAAAGAGGGATTTGATGTGTTGAGTGGGTGGAATATAGCAGCATTTGATGTCCCTTATCTTGTGAATCGAATCACTTTTCAATTGGGGAAGGAATGGGCTGATAAGCTGTCCCCAACAGGTAGAATTTATGAAAAGACCAATCCAAACGGTAAATTTGGCGCACCTACAAAGGAATATGTGATCGAAGGGTTATCAATTTTGGATTATTATGTGATTTATCAGAAGTTTAATTTGGAAAAACAATCATCATATAAATTGGATAATATCGGGGAAGTGGAGTTGGGAATCAATAAGATTCAGTCTGATCATGATATTTTAAGAATGTCTTTATCATCAGACTACGTTAAAATTGATAAAAATAAAACACTTGATGAGATGGAAGAATTTGAAAAATGGTGTTATTTAAAAAATAAAATAAGAGAAAAAATGGATAATGGTTGATTATTTATTGTGCTTACATTTATCTCCGTGCCATCTGGTATAGTTACAATCTCTAACTAATATTCCACAAAATTCACACTTCTTTTTAGGATTATTTGCAAAAGGGGGGTTGATATCATCATATGAAAAAATATTTAAATCTGGATACCATATACCCCAATTTTTGATTGATTTTAAACGTTTGGATATCAAGCTATGAACGTAATGGTTCTCTAATTTTGAAAACGCTCTGAATTGTTTTATCGTTCCTTCAAATATTTCATTTGTATGTCTATTCTTAAATTTATGCAACATTGATTTTTTAGATGGTATTATGACACCATAATCGGGGTTGAGCGACTTACAATTTTTTCCATGCCATCTACTATAATTACCGGGGCTACACACCTTATCACAATTTTCACATCTAATGGGGGCTAAAGGAGTAACTTTGATCGGAACTTCATATGAAAATATTCCTTTATCTTTATAAAAAATACCCCACTGTTTCGCCCATCTAAGAGTATTTGATGTTAAATTATACACTTCCTGTGAAGTTAATCCCGATAATTTAATAAAATCTTGTCTATTCCCTTCAAATGTTTGTCCTGTTTTACGATTTTTAAATATAAAAACATCTTTTGATGGTTTTGAGGTGTTTCTAAGAATTATAAGTAAATTTTTCTTATGATTAGCATACTGCCTAGAGTTTTTGTTATAAGTGGCTTTCCTCCATTTATGAAATACGAAAAATGTGTGGAACGCCAATACCATTAACTTTCTATCTTTTTTGGTGGTAAATTTGGTTAATAATTGGTGACATATAAAATGTTCTCTAAGTGTTAATTTTATCAAATTATTGGGATCGTTACTACCCCCCATAGATTTTGGTAAAATGTGATGATTTTCATAATCAACATTTTCAACAAATATTCGGTTTTCAACAATATTAGAAATTAGATTATTATATATTCGTTTATATTTATTATCGATAAAATTTGGATATTGGATAAATTCTGTCATACTAATATTTAGTTGACAAACATCCCCAATATGATAAAAATGAGTATAATATTTGAGATTTATGGATTTTAGTGAAATTGAAAAAATTAATTTAGATGATTTATCTAATGATGAGTTGAATAAATTGTATATAAGTGTTAAAAAACGTGCTGATGAAGAATGTTGGGCAATAGCAACGGATTACAATATTCGGGATGTGGAAATTGTTGTTGGGTTGGATGAAAAGAAAGGATATATCAATCTTCTAAGATTCCTCGCATACACCGGATTATGTGATCTGGAAAGTGCGATTAGAACACTCCCAGCAATGAATGGCGCAATCGCCATACGCGCCCGTATGCGGGGGGAATACATTCCCACGTTCATTCGTCCCGTGACGGACTTCCGCGCTCCCGGTGGCTACGTAGCGGAGCCAAAAATAGGGTTTGCAGAGAACATCGTATCCTTTGATGCCAATTCCCTGTATCCATCGGTGATGATTTCTTTGAATCTTTCTCCTGAAACGAAAATTGGAAGAGTTGAGAAGGATGGAGATAAGGTAAAAATCCATCATGTATCAGGTAGGTTATTTGAGATGACTCCTGAGAACTTCAAGAAATTCATTGACGAGGAACAAGCGGCCTTAACAAAGGCTGGATTCCTATTCTCCCAAAAGAAACGGGGACTGGTTCCCGAATTCCTAGACAATCTCTATACCAAACGGAAGGAGATGAAGAGTAAGATGATGGAATGTCGTAAGAATGGGGATAAAGCGGGGGAGCAGAAATTCGACAGTATTCAATACGCTTATAAGATTCACCTCAATTCACTATATGGTTATATGCTCAACAAATATGCACCCCTTGGGGATGAGGACATTGGAACATCGGTCACATTGACGGGGCAAGCGGTAATCAAGAAGAGCAATGATCTGTTTCAGGATTATGTGAGAGAAAATCTACCGGATTTATCTGAATCCTTATTACAGCAAAGTTGTGTTTATGGGGATACTGACAGCTTCTTCGTTTCCCTTAAAATGTTTGGTTTGGATTCAAAATCGGATGAATTTTATGAATTGTGTGAGGATATTGAGGATTATATCAATAAAGGAATTGGGGAATGGGCTAAAAAAGCTCTTAGAAGCACCGATCCCCGTTTTGTGTTCAAACGGGAAACCATCTGTGATAGCGGAATCTTCATTGGTAAGAAATATTATGTCCTACATGTTCTGGATGATGAGGGAACCAAGGTGGATAAGTTCAAGTATCGGGGTGTTGATGTTGTGAAAACCACCATGCCCAAAAAGGTCAAACCATATGTTAAAAAGGTTATTGAACATATGATCATGTCCCAATCCCTGAAGGAAACTAATGACATGTTCAACGAGGCTTATGAGGAATTCAAGAACCTATCCATTGCGGAGATTTCCAAAATTTCGGGTATGAACAATTTTTCCGAATATTCGGCTAGATGTAACGGTATGAACACTGTGAAAGGTATGCCATCTCATCTGAAAGCTGCTTATTTTCATGACATGATCATGGAACAGAATGGATGGGGTTCCAAATACGAGAAATTCAAATCAGGGGATAAGGTTCGCATGGTGTATGTTAAGAAGCCCAACAAATACAATTTGGATATGATCGGATTCAAGGGTGATTGGCCAGAAGAATTTGATAACATTTTCACGGTTGACTATGAGAAAATGTTTGCTAAAGTGTTTTATGCTGCGATTGAGAGATTTTATGAAGCAGTGGGTTGGAAATTGAGAAAACCATCGGAAAATCTGACAGTAGAATTGGACGACTTGTTTGGAGAATGATATGGAAGAGTTTTATAACAAGCCATGTAGATATTACACAAATTGTGGTAAAATATTCATATTGGAACCTACATGTAAAAATACATTCATAATGAATGGTGTGATATGTTGTTGTAATATCATTGGAATTGATACTAAAAAAATGGAAATAATAAAATTATGAACCTTAACGAAGCTTACTGTAAGGGTCTGACGGATGCCGAAGACCGAATCATCGACAACCTGATCAATCTCCTGAATGATCCCACTCATGACGTTCCGTTCCCCAACCCCAAGCTGGAAATCGTGAGACATATCATCAAGGATCGTTCGGATTATTATCACAATCTTGCCAAGAGAATGAATAATATGGGATACTCATTTAGAAAAAAATTGAAAGAACAAAAAGAAACGCTGGACAACGCCAGATAAACGACTAAATCTACACATATGAAAGAAAAGAGACACACAGTAATCGTAAACCAAGTTGGACAAACAATCACCGGAAGACTGGTATCTGAAACGGATACTACCATCACCTTACACAATCCGGTAATTCTCTTTGTGGAAATGGAGCAGAATGGGGCTTACAAGTTCCAACCAGTCCCCCTTCTATTGTTTGAATTCATCAATCCTCCTGACAGGGAACAGAACAATTGGACATATCATAAATCATCCATCGCAATTAGTGATGTGGTTCTTGATCCAAGGATGGCCGATCTGGTTGATAAGATCAATGCTCCCCGTGTCCAAGCGGAACCACAAGCAGTCCCAAGCATAAATCCTAAAATTGTATCAATCAACGACCTTTAACATGTCTCCCGAATCGTTCACATACTGGCTCAACGGGTATTTTGAAATCTCCGATAGTAATAATCTGAGTCCTCAACAGGTTCAAATTATTCGGGATCATCTGGCTCTGGTTTTTGAAAAAGTCACACCGGATCGAAATATTGCGAGTGATAAAAAGACAGAAGTTGATTTGGGAGAATTCCGTAGAGTCCTTAATGAAGGACGCAAACAACCAAAAGAAGAAGATACAAGATACTGTTAAATTATGAGTAAAGACATTGATAAAGAATTATTCGCCTCCCTAAAATCGTTGGATGATGTTGTGCCGTATTCGGCATTCCTAAGTGAATCCACCCTATCATCCGTGGATGATCATATTGATACGGGAAGCATGGTGTTAAATGCCCTGATTTCTGGTTCGTTATATGGTGGTATCCCAAATGGAAGGATCACACAATTTGCTGGACCATCGGGTGCTTTCAAAACAGGGTTGGTTCTGAACATCATTGCAAATGCTCAGAAGAAAGGTATGATTCCGGTTATATTTGACACTGAGGGTGCGATTGATCCTGAAACTGCTAAGAATTTTGGTCTGGATACTTCAAAGGTGAAGTATGTGGGATGCGAATCGGTCGAACAAACCAGAAACGCCATTCACAAGTTCCTCACAGGAGTTAGAGAGAAGAAACAATTTGGTAAATTCATTATTGTTATCGATTCTCTTGCCAACTTGAACTCTGAGATGGAACTATCAAGAATGGATAAGGATTCCATGTCTGCTGATATGGGAACTTTTGCCAAGTCCATCAAGAGTCTTCTCAAGCGTTGCACGAACATGTCAACACTTACCAAGACTCCGATTGTTGTCACCAACCATGTGTATGATGATCCAAGCGCAATGTATCCATCTCTGGAAAAAAATATGCCGGGAGGTAAGGCTGCGGTGTATCTTCCATCCGTGACAGTTCAGCTTGCAAGAAAGCTTGTTAAGGATTCGGAGAATAAACAGATCAATGATAAGCTATCTGCTTCCCAGAAGAATTATTCGGGTGTTGTCATTCGCGCTCTTACTGTCAAGAATCGCTTCATCAAACAATATTTGGAAGGAGAATTCTATCTCTCATTCAGCAAGGGTATTGATAAATATTACGGTCTTCTGGAAATCATGAAGGGTATGGGAGTTGTTAGAAATTCTGGCTCATCCTACACCGATTGGGAAGGAAATAAGTTGGGTTATTACAAGAGCTTCAGTCGTAATATTGATCTATGGGAAACCAAATTGCTCCCCGAACTTGAGAAGCGCATCAAAATCCATTGGGCATATGGTTCTTCTCCTGAAGACGATGATCTGGTGGCGTTGGAAGAGGATGATGAATTAGATGCAGATTGAAAAAGGTATCCACTTGTTTCATGGCGATTGTTTGGAAGTCCTCAAAAAGCTTCCAAGCAATTCTGTTGATATGTTCTTCTTCTCCCCACCTTATGATGAATTAAGGGATTACAACGGGTTCTCCCTAGATTTACCGGGACTCGGGAAAGAAATTGCGCGCACCCTGAAAGATGGTGGCGTTGCTGCCATGGTGATTCAGGATTCCACCAACGATTTCAAGAAATCGGGAACCACGTTTCGAACTATTGTTAATTGGTTGGACAACACTGAATTGAAATTATGGGAATGCTGTATTTATAATAGAAAGGCAACACCGGGAGCATGGTGGACATACCGATTCAGCGTGGATCACGAATATATTCCGATCTTTTTCAAAGGCAAGCGTCCCCAGCATTTTGATAAGGAACACATGAAGATTCCCAATCCGAATGCTGGTAAGAAAATCAATGGTTCGGTGCGGGGTAAGGATGGCGATCTAATACCTCTACAATGCACCACGAATGAGACGATGTGCTGTGG